ACCAGGATTAGTTGAAGGATAATTAACACCAACATAATCTACAGAAACACTATAGGAAGTAAGAGTGGTGTCAACAGCCTGTATCAATAAAGTAACAAAACTACCAGGACTAGGAGCTGAATCAGTATAAGTAACTTTATATCTTTTCCATAATTCAGTACCACCAGCATTTATTATCGTATTTAAAACAGACAAAGAAACAGCAGCAGTACCATTAGAAGTATCTTGATTCATTGCAACACCAGTTATCACAGTTCCAATAAGATGTATATCAATCAAATAATAACCTATAGTGTTCAAGCGAATAGCATTATAACTAGTACTAGTATAAGATGGGACTAACAAATTAGAACCTTGCCAATTGTAAGTATAAATACTAACACCAGTAGGAAAAAGATATGCATTAACACCTAAATCGGGTTGCCCACTCATAACAGAAATAGAGTTAGCATTAGGAATATTACTGCCGACAGGTTCGGTTGTTCTAGCCCACAAATCAATGGTATAACTTATTTCAACATTAAAGCTATAAGAAGCTCCAGGTGTTATCTCAGAGATTATATAAAAATAACCTTGGAAAGCGTCATTAGGTGCATGATCAGCACCATTAGTAAATAAACCAACATTTTCTAAATGTCCAAAATTCTTATTAGAAATAAAGGATGAGGGAAGAGTAAAAGTCATTTGATTTTTATTAATTGGAAATCTACGCCATCCCTCATGAATAGAACCTAATTTCAAACGGTCCAAACCAACAACATTGGAAGATCCCGCTTTAGAATCCTTATCAAACCATGCTCCTAAACCACCAGTAGCGGTAGAAGCTTGATCAAAATATATACGAACATTCAAACTAGTAAAACGATATTTCTCAAAAAGAGTAGCAACATCCGGCAAAGAACTAAGCTGCATAGTAAAAGGATTAAGAGGAAAAGCTAAAACAATCGTTCCAGGAGTAGTATTTTGGTCAACTGTGCCCTGAGCAACCAACTCCTTGGCACTATAAGTTAACTGATTATTTTTATTCTGCTTAACAAAACGAAAAAAATCTTTACGAACACGAGGCAACTTATTCTTTATTAATTGCCCATTAGCTTCCAATTTTGTTCAACAAGTTTACCAACCCTCTTAAGATTCATAGATTTTGGTATTATTTTGGAAGCGGCTTGGACCGCTTTACGTCTAATTTTTCTAAGAGCTTTTCGTTCAACTTTCTTTTCAGCTTTAGTGAAGGAATTGGAAATTTTACCCTTTCCCTTCTTGTTACCCTCAGTGCGATGCATCTCTCCATTGCGATGCTCCTGCATATATTTCGCAAAACTATCACGACCTCCTTGGGTTCTAAAATCCACAAGCGTTCCAAGATATTCTTGCATCTTCTTTGAAATTCCAGACCGCAAAAAGCTGTCGATTGCTCCAAATGGAATAGATACAAGCTTTTCTGCAAATTCAGTGACCAAACCGTGATCCACAGTTTTGTCATGGAAACGATGATTTCTAAACTCATCGTTTCCGAAGATAATACGACTTGCCTCTTCAAAGGGGCTTCTTTCCAACTCACTGGGATACATGAATGACAAATTTTGGTTACTGTTAAAATAATGTAATTGAGGTTCTTTTTTATTATTGGCTTCCGGCAATTCAAGAATTTCACCATTCCGCATTAAAAAATTATAATCATAATTAGCAGAAATTTCAGAACCTATTAGTCTACCAAGATTACCAATATACAATTCACGAATTTGATATTCAGGTAACCAAGAAGACTTAACAGCATCCCAAGTCAAACCACAACCATCAACACCAGGAGCAGTGACAATAGGATCAGAACACAGCTCACTCAAATATTGCACCATTTCACGATATAAACCCTTATGGGGATAAGCATAAATTAAAAGATTAGATGTTCGAGCATAACTCAAACGTTTACTATACTTCTTACCATTGGCAGTGTCATAAGGATCAAGGTAAGTTATATCCCCATGGTGCCAACTAGCACG